GAGAACAACCAGTCCTTAATCTGGATAGTGCTTTTAGGGTTCCCTTCTACCCACTCAACAACAACTGGACCTTCAGTGTTCTCTGGTAGTTTCAGTTCCTTTAGTGTATCAAACCATTTCTTACCGTGGGCGCTGTAGCTGCCATCCTGCTTGTAAAGGTTCTTGGGCTTGTTCTGTGTCTTACCGGGAACCTTTGGCATGACTTTAGCGAGTGCTTGGGTTTTGTCCTCTACGATCTGTGTCAGTTCATCATAGTGCCTCTGTGCTTTCTCTACGTCGAGTGTCAACGGGTTTGCTTCTTGCTCACGTAGGCAGTCTGCCTTGAAGCTGAGGTACTTTAAGAACCTTAGGGTGTCATTGTTCATATATCTCTTCAAGCCTCTTCTTCTGTTTAACCCACTCAAGCCAGTTGATCTTCACGTCCTCAACGCACCTGTGAGCATACTCCTCATAAGTAAGGTTCTCCCAGTCATCCACTTCAGGTTTCTTAACCCCATGTTCTCTGCCAATAGCATCAAGACCATGTGAAGCCCTGTCAGGATACAGATAACGTGATACCCAAAGAGTGTCGATATACTTCTTGTAGTCTAGTGGTATCCCCAAGAGCCTGTTAAAAACTACTTGATCGTGCATCACAGCATTGTGCATCACTAGAAGATCAGCACTCTCATAGACTCGACGCATCTTGTCATAGTCATTGGTTGACTCAAAAGTTTCACCATCCTCAGTCCAACTCATCACATGCAGTTTTGTGCAGTCGTAGGCTAGACCGTCTGTCTCGGTGTCTGCCACAAGTATTCTCATTCAGTGACTCCTGTATTACTCTGGCTGTGTCTTCGCAGAAACTAGCGTTTTTACTCAGGTTTTCTTCCGCAGTGATGATCTGCAAGTTTCCTGACCAGTGAGGCCCACCTTTAGAAAGAGGCCAGATATGATCTACGTGATACTCAACACCAGTAGCTTTTGTCAAGAGGTCACGAAGTTTGTAGATTTGCACTAACCGTTCCTTTTCGGCAGGACAATCCGTGAGAATTTCTGGGACAGCATCTCTCTTTAAAGCCCTGCGTCTTGCTCTATACTCTGCATACATATCCTTATTCTCTTGACGACGCTTCTTAAAATACTCACTGTTCTCTTGACGCCACTGCTTGTTGTACTCCGGGTTCTCTTGACGCCACTGCTTGTTGTACTCCACCATCTGCTCACGGTTCTCTTGATACCACTGCTTTTTGTACTGATTCACACAAGCCTTACATTGAGTTCGCAGACCATCTTTTCTGCTACGATCCTTACTAAACACCTCCCTTGGCTTTGTCTCCTTGCACATGCAGCATACTTTAGTATCACTCAAAACTCGTCTCCTCTGTCTGGCGTAATAGGTTCTGCTGGCCCTGTGTACTCTTGAACCATTGTCGTGTCAACATCATAACGCAACATACCTGCTGGCCCTGTAGTCGCAAAAGGACGGTTCTTGGTTACTGTTAGGTGCGTAGTATTCTTTTCGTCAGCATCCTCAGCTAATTTATCACGTTGCAACTCAAGCAGTACAATGGCCTCCTCCTCAACAGACTTAGCGTATTTAGTATGCCCATCGTTATTGACGTGACTGATGCAGATGATCCCTACGTTACGACGCTTAGCGAGTTCTACCAGTTTCACCCCAAGCTCAGTCAATGCACTTGTAGCACCATCTACCCCACTAAGATAAGCAAGACGCTGCAAGTGATCGACAAAGATATAATCAGCGTGATAAATCGTGATGGCGTGTTTACACTGTTTAAGAGTGCTTTCAAGCGGGTCATGCGGGTCGATGTCAAATGATACAAACCTTTCCTCACCAACCACATTTAGCAGAGCCTCTTCGAACTTCTCGTCAGAGACACAATTAAAGTGCTGGTCCTCTTCAGTGTTGACGTTAGTGTTCAGTTCATACGTAGCCATCCCTCTTGCTGTTGTGGCTTTCATCTCTTCCATAGCCAAGTTAGCGACGACCTTACCGTGGTTCCTGACCAGATCGTGCTGCACATACCGAAAAAGACTCGTCTTTCCTACGCCGGGGGGTGCCTTGACTACAGTGATACCCCCTTTGATCCACCCACGCATGACCTTGTTAAGAGCCTCTACAGGTGTCTCAGTGTACTCGTAAGGGGTCTCCTCCCTAACAGCCTTAAGCCAATCTTCAGCGCCACTCACAAAGCCTGCTGGTGAATACTTCTTAGCTGCCCACCAAGCACTCACATAAGCCTTACCGTCACCATTCATAAGGAAGTCATTAGCGTCCTTGTGCTGGCCGTGGTTCATCAAGTAGACCTTGCCGGGAAACAGGTCGAACATAACCTCAGCTACCTTACGTCCCGGTTCATCATTATCAACACTCAGAATGATCTTGTCGAAAGAATCTAACCAGTTTTTACACTTCTCCCACAGTTTACCAGAGGGCGTAGCACTTGGCAGTGAAACCACAGGGTTAATGAACTTACCGTTCTGTAGCATCTGCCAAGCACTGAGNGCGTCCAGTTCACCTTCAGTCACAGTGACCATCTTAGAGCAACCAGCAGGAAACAACTGCATCCCGAACAGTTCATCACTCTTGAGACCCTGAGCAAAAAACTCCTTAGCCGACTTCTTACGAATCTTATTCCCACCTGAGGGGTACTTGAAGTAAACCTTGTCGTCTTCAGTGGTCACTCCGAAGTGTTCCATAGTGTCTTTATGGATACCCCGCCAAGGTTCATACTTACCTTTAGGTTCCTCTACCTCAGTGATGTCTTTTGGTGTATAGTCTCTCACGTCTTGAGTTTCTCCTTCAATCTTAAAGTTTCTTCCGTTCCCATGTCGCCCCCACAGTTCACCAGTGTCTTGATGCAGCCAAGTAACTAGCCCACAAGAGTGGCAGTAGCCTTGGTTCTTACTGGTGTTCCAAGCGTAGGAGTCACTGCCGTTTGTGTCTGCTGTGTGTGCAGGGCATTGGCCTTTTGTTTCACTCATGTAAACCCCCATAAGCAAACCCCTTGAATCGTAGCTTTAAGTCATAAAGAGATTCCTTTTTGTCAAGGTCAACACATAGTTCTGGCACTTTTGTGCAAGCCTCGTCAGGACACTCAAGAGAAAAGAAGTTTGTCCCTGTGTCATTCCAAAGTTCCATCTTCTCCCCACAAGGGCAAACCGTGTCGTCCATCTTTCCGATACGCCACCAAGCCATCAGTAAACTCCTTCTACCAGAAGCGGTGCAGATACAGGAAACTGCTTCTTAAGTTCTTCGTAGACCTTCTCAGCAACCAACCGACTTTCGTACTGAGCCTCTGGGTGAATCCTAAGTTTACACATATTTGCGAAGGCACCAAGGGTTCCACTCCAAGTCCATGCAGTCATAAGGGACTGAGGGAGAACCATACGGGCTTGCTCAGGTGCTACTCCATAGTGTATAAGTTCATGGTAGTTGTCTAGCTGATAGCCATACTGCTGCCAAATCGATACATCTACTTCAGAGTCCTCTTCAAGACTCCCTTGCTTCTTATCAGGTGCAGCTTTACGCCAATAGTCAGGCTCGTAGAACTCTACATCATCAGTGATATACCTGCGAGAAAACTCTGACATGATAAGATACTCATGCTTTACCAACTGCGCCCTCACAAAGATAGGTGCTTTCACCTCGAAGCTAAAGAACCCGTGGTTAAACGGTGTGTCGTGGGTAGGTGTGTTTCGCCACTGCCAGAGGAGTTCTGTGAGTTCTTTTTTCTCTAGATACCCAATCTCTACCTGAAACTCTAAGATAAAGTCCTCAAAGTCATCAGCAGTCATCCCACGAGCAAGAAACTCAAGTAGTCGTTTGTCTTTGGCTTTTAGTTTAGGTTTGTTGTAGTTTACAGAAGTTTCAATAGGGCCCCCTGAACCCGGCTCATAGTAAGTTTCAACTTCATAATCCCACTCACTACGCTTACCGAAGCTGCGACGTGCTGCGTTCACAATGCTCAAATCGGACCCAGTAGGCGGTGTGTCAGGATTGATTTGAACGATTATCTGCTCAGTCCCCATTTTTGTCCTCCTCACGCTTTTTCATCCATTGGTATAAAAGAAAGGCTGTCTCAACTGTAAGTTGGTTCTTAAGGTTATTAGCCTTTCGAGATAAAAACACTACATTACCTTTTACGTAACCTTTAAATGGATCAAACCTATCCAACTCTGCTGCACCCGGCTCACCTCTTGGCGTTGAAATACTGATAGGTATACCTAACACGGGGCAGGTGTCTGTCCAGATAGACTCAAGATAATCCTCGTCAAGATCACATGGCACTTTCAAACTACTAGCCCTCGACTTTGCTCTGCTGGCTTTATGCTTAAAGGGGCTTTCCCTTTTGTACCTTTCGTATCTGGCCCTTTGAATATTATTAGCACAATCATAGCAATAAGGACGTCTAGTGTGTTTCGGGTAATCTTTTCGCATAGGGAAGGATTCTTCCGGTTTTTCTTTTTCACACCCTCTGCACTTCATGTGTAACTCCCTGTAGGTGGCACATCTGGGTTCAACTGCACAATAATCTGTTTCTCACTCATAGGCTTTCCTTCCATGCATCAACAACCAAAAAGCTGTAGTCCTCATAC